TAATAAATTATTTGAGTAAAATATGAAAATGGATTTTTTGATTTTCTTGGATTAAAATTTCCACAATACATTAAGCAATTTTCTATACCATCACCAATCATATCTTCTTTAAAAGGATAATTCACAAAGTTTGGTTTTTTGGCAAGATTTTCTGCTATATGAAAAAAACAAGTTGCAATGTATTCGGAGACAGGAGGAACAGGCTCATCCATCTCTTGGGCCTCTTTATATTTCTTTTTCCAATCTACCATTTCTTTGTAGAATAATTTATTATCTACATAATGTTCTTTTTCTTTTTTTGGCTTTTTTGTTTCATTTTTGTCTTCTATTTGTTTCTTTTTACGGCCCATATTATACTCCACTTGTATGTTATTCTCTGTACGTATACAGTTTACATCAAAATTTAAATTTTGCAACAAAATTCTTGACAGATGTTTATGTTATATTACACTTGACTGTGTCAGTCAGCAAAGGATAAATCTAGGTTATCTAAGGTAATCGTTTGGATCTGGAGACCAATCCGACCAATCGTTTCCCCAATTTGGATCTTTATCATCCTTATTCCCATTTTTATTATCTAATTTCTTTTTCTTCTTTTTCTTCTTTGGGGGTTTAACTTCCGGAAAAAGATCTTCTTCTTCGTCCTCAATTAAATCATCTGGATGAGGAATATCGACACCTAAAGCATCAAGCACATCCGGAATCATTTCATCTGGAATATTAAAATTAATATTTAATTTATCTGGTATTTGATTGTTTATTTTTTTATGTTTTGTTTTTTCCATCAAATCTTGCATATATTGTTGCTTTAATTCTGGATTATCTTCTTTTTCTTTTTCTATATCATAGCATTGCGAAATCATAATATCTGGTTTAATTAATGCAACAATATGATCTATAGGTATCTCTACATTTTTATCTGAAGAAAATTCTAACCAATTTTTCATAACTAAAGCCTCTCCAGCAATACCAGAAAACTCTACTGGAAGATTTATAGATTTAAATATCATTGGTCTCTCTAGTATTAAAGTTTTATCTAATACTTTGTGTAATTTACAGATAAGAGTTTCCCCAGATTTTAATTTAATTATCTTGTAATTTTTGTGTTCCATTATACTTCCTCTAGAGATATTTTTACAGTTTTATAATCAAATTTTTCTGATTCGTATATCTTTAGTCTTTCATTAAAATGTCTCATCGTGTGGTTTATATATGATTTCCACTTTAAATCGTCTGCTATATCGTATAATTTGGCTATATCTTTAAATTCAGATTTTCTTAATTGTCTGCCAATACTTTGTAAAACACGTATTCTACTTTTTGATGGAGAAGAGAATACAATGTTATTTAGTCTTCTGATACTTACTCCAGTTGAGAATGTACCATATGATGCCAATATAATAGAATTATCTTGTTTTTCAACCAATTTTCTAACAGTTTCTCTCATGTCAGCATCTGTTGCACCATAGATAAAATAAATTTTTCTATCTGGATATATTTTTTTAAGCATTTGGTGTAATGGTTTTCCATGCTTTTCTACAAATTGAAATAATATTAAAGTATTTCCTTTTAATTTACCCGCTAATTTACAAATAAAATTATTTCGATTTTTGTTTGTAATTAGCCATTCAATTTCTTCAGCGTATTTCATTTTTTTAATTAATTGCCTAGAATCATCATCATGGCTAAGTAATAAACAGTCTATGGATAAACTTGATAGAATTTTTTTCTCCATCAATTCTTTAGTAGAAACTACTTTATATACTCTACCAAATAACCCTTCAATTACTAATTTATGAGTAAAAGATCCATCTAATGTGCCTGTTGTTCCTATTCTATATGGACATTGTTTTAATTTAGTCATAATAGATGCTAAAGATTTTGATTTAAATAAATGGCATTCGTCGCCGAATACTGCTTCAAATTGTTCAAAATAATTATTTGGCATTTTATATATGCTTTGCCACGTAGATATGATTATTCTTCTATCAGAATCTTTGTCTTTTCCACCATGTATTTTATGACAGTAGTCTCTGGCTTTCCATTTTCCCTTAGAGGAATATTCCATAAAATCAGAATACATCTGGGAAACAAGAGATATAGTAGGAACTATAATTAATATTTTCTTTTTAGAGTTTAGTTTTTCTAAATAATATCTGCAAAGTGCATATATTATTAAACTCTTACCAGAAGCCGTTGGAGACAGTAAAAGGCATCTATCTTCGTTTATAGCCTGCGTAATGGCCTCTAATTGGTGTTTATGGGCTTCTAGCGGCTTCCCTGCTGCGTAGGGTGATAATTGGGATACATAATCTCGTATTTGCTCAAAAGATACTCTAGTTTTTGGTTGAATTTGCGGCTCCTCAACCGTATATGATCTATCCTTTGCAAACTGCACAACATAGTCATAAAGTCCTGCGTATATTTCTCTTTTGTAGAAGTTGAAGAGTTTGATCTTTCCATCCCACATCTTCTTTCTGAATGCGGGCATAAATTTATGCCCAGGGACTGTGAATGTAAAGAAATCTGAAAGTTCTTTAGCATAGCCAGCATCACAATCAACCTTTATAAAAACAGAATCTATGTTGGAAATTTTCAAGTCACACATCTAATAGTATTTAGTTTACTCCATTAATAAATTTTCTCCAAGATATAGCATCTCTTATATGAAATTGGCGATTATTTAAAGCCTTTAAAATGGATTGTAAATAATCGACTTTTTCTTCTTGTATTATAAGTTTCTTTTCTAGAGCAATCAAATCATCATCTGCTTCTAGATAAAGATCTACATCTTGACGCAATATTTTTAAATCAAATTGTTCCCAACCAAGTTCTTTTAATTTTTCTTGGTCAAGTTTACCTGTATAATATTCCCATTTTAATTTTTTTAATTTTTTGTATTCTAATTTAATACCATATAAACAAATTTTTTCATCTTGATAAATGTTTAAATATTTACCATGAAGTTGTGGAATATGTAAAGACTCTATATCTAATTTTTCATTATCAATTGGAAGATCTTCTTTTGCCATTTCGCGTATTTTCATAATATCCATAATATAATCTCCGGTTAAATACTGTTTATAGTATAACCTGAATATGCAAATTGTACAGTACAACTTACAGGATTAGCGTCACTTACAGTGCTACTAAAATCAATACCACCCAAACTTATGGGGAATAATCTTTGAAATTGAATTTCTAAAAATCCTCTAGATGCACTATTCATCAATACAAGAGAACCATCTTGAAATCTAACTTCATCATTATTGTATGATTTAGAATCTAAATGTTCTTTATATTGATTACTAAAATGCTTTACAGGTAATATTCTATGCATCCAATTATAAATTTCTAACCAATTTTTAAAATCTTCAGCAACTAAAAATGTTAATTCTAAATTTTCAAATGTCATTTTATTTGGTGTTAAAAGAATAGGTGCAGCATGTGGCGCAGGTTGAACTATTGGTTCCATGCTTATTCCCGGAAATTTAACACCTTGACAAAAGTATATTATTTGGGGTGATTTATGTAAAACAAATCTAAATTGATTAAATTGAAGAGTATTTACAGTCTGTGGCTGTCTTTCTAATACTGTTTTTAATATTTCAGATGCCATAATTTCTCCTTATAGTATCTATAAAAGATAAGGGCGGGTATTTCTACCCGCCCCTTCTATGAATCCCCTTCTCAACTACTTTCAACTATCAGTTAGTACCTGGGTTGAATGTAGCATCGTTACCGTGTAGATTGTTAACCTTGAAGATACGGTAGTATTGGTTAACTCTTTGTGTTAAGTTCTCACCGTCTGGATTGCTTCCGTTCATTACGAATGGATTGCTTACCATGCCGTAACGAGTCTTGAAGCCAATCTTGGGTTGGAAAGTGCTGGTATCAACAGCTCTTACCATTTGTAGTGGAACGTATGGGCAGTAGAATATACCTGCATCGTATGGGCTTGTACCCTTATATCCGACGCAAACATAATTTACTGGAGTCCAAGACTCAGTGTGGGTTGGCATTGAATATGGATCGATGTAGATCTTCATACGGCCATTGTGTAATGTACCAGCAAATGTGTTGCCGTTTACATCAGTGTTGAGTGCACCACTGAAAGCTGGGCTGAAGTCTAATAGACCGCTCATGCTTAGTGCTGCAGCAACGTCTGGTGAGACGATAGCAAAGTTAGCCTTGCCACGACGAGTTTCTGAACCGATTACGTTGGCTTCTCTTTCGATTTGGAAAGTTAGACCACGGAATTTTTCGGCTGACCAACGACCATCGGAGTCTAATTCTAGGTCGTATACGCCACCAGATAGACCACTACGGAGTCTGCCTGTGCTGCTTGCAACAGCAGCGAGATCGCTTTGCTTGGCACCGAGTTTAG